GCGGCGCGACGCGGCGGCCCCGGTCGAGGACTCCCCGCCGCCGACCCGCGCCGCCAGCCCCCGCCTTCCTCTTTTCGCGGTCGATACCTCTTTTTGAAAATCCCGCTCGTCCCCGGCCAGCGCCGCGCCACCCGCAGGCACGGCATCCCCATGCCGTGCTGGGACCAGCGCCACAGCTACAGCAGAGGCTTGTGTAGTTTGGCGTTTGGAATTTGGAGCTTGAGGACCGAGAGCTCCGGGTTGGACATGTGGAAGTGCGTGCGCACCTCGACGATCGGCGCGCCCGGCGTGCTGTTGTCGATGGTGATCGTGATGTCCGCGCTCGGCAGCTCGGGATGCTTCTCGAACACCGGCGCCAAGTAGTCGCTCGCGAACACCGTCAGCAACTCCGACAGCGTCCGCGTATCCTGCGCGATTTGAAGCAGGATCCCCGCCTGGTCAAGCATCATCCCCTCCTTATTTACTACGCTTCACGAATCCCGCCACCGACTCTCCCTCACTCCGATAGCCGGCTTTGCGCAGCGCCAAGCGCAGCGCCCGACCCGGCCTAAACACCGCCGCGTCAAACTCCCCGCGCGTGTACATCCGGCCCAGATACTTGCCGATCATCTCGCACACCTCATCCGCCAGGTCCGCCACCGCCAGCAGATCCTCGTAGGCCGGCTCCTTCACCGTGCGCATTGTATGTACCTCCTATCCGTGCTATCCGTGTCATCCGTGGTTAGAACACAGCATACACAATCGCGCTGCCAAAATCCGCCTCGTCCGCCGGATCCGCCATGGCCACCGCCACCCGCGCCGTCGCCACCAGCAGCGCCGAATCGATCGCCCGCGAGCACGGCACGCCCAGCGCGAACCCGAACCCCCCATCCAGGCTCAGCGCCGCCGTGTACGTCCCCGCGTCAAAACTCTCGATCGTCGCGTAGCGTGTCATCCGTCCCCTTGCGTTTTACGCTTTACGTTTTACGTCGTCCCCCGCAGCGTCAGCGTCTGCGCCATCCCGTGCGGCTTCCGATACTTCTCCGCGATCTCGACAATCCGCCAATTCTCCCCATCCGCTGTTACCACATCCCCCCGCTCCGCGCCGAAATGCGGCAGCGCCACCAGCTCCCCCACGCGCCGCTTCTCCTTCTGCACGATCAGCTCCGCCGAGGCTCGCGCCTGAACCAGCGCCAGCGTCGTCAGGAAGCGATCTGCCAGCCGCAGCGGCCGGGCCGGACTGCCCGGCGTGTACGCGAACGCCTCCGCCAGGTCCGTGCCCGTGCCATACACAAAGATCTGATTGAACGCCGTCCGGTAGCCCGCCCAGCTCCCGATGACTCCCCGATGCAGCGCAAAATCGTACGTCGACGCCGGCGCGGCGACCGCCACACTCGCCGTCAGCGTGCCCCCGTTCATCTCGACGACGAACGGATAGTAGCGCTGCAGCCGCGCCAGCACCTGATCGCCGCGCTGACCCGACGCCACCACAAACCCGCTGATCGTGTTGCTCCAGGCCGCCGCCCCATCCACGCTCACCGCGTGAATGTCGCACCACGCCGCCAGCCGCTCCAGCAAGTTGCGCAGCGTCCCCGTCCACGTCAGCGTGTACTCGCTCACCCAGCGCCGCATGCGCGCCAGCGCCGTCTCCGCCTTGACCGTCAGCTTGGCCCCGACGATTTCCACGGACATCACGTCAAACGTGTGCAGCGTCACGCGCTCCGCGCCGACCATCGTCACCAGCCCGCGCGCCACGCTCAGCCGCCCGCCCTCGACCAGCAGCGAGGAGCCTGCAAGGTTCCCGTCAGCATCGTGCAAGACAACTGTCATCCGCTCCCCGTCCAAGTCGTAGCTCACCACCGTCAAATCCGCCAATTCTTCCGATCCGCTGTTCTCCGCCCGCCACACCTCCGCCGGCTTAATCAGATAGATGTAATCCCCGTGCTCGATCATCCGCACGTGCGCGAACTGCAGCGCCCGGATCTCCGTCGCCACGTAAGCCGAGTAAAACAGCCCGTCGTCGCTGCGCGCCAGGTACACGACAAATCCCGTATCGTGGTAGGCCTGGCTGAAGGTCAGCCAGTAGTAGCCGTTGATTTTGGTTTGGCTCAGTTGGATAAAAGCCCGGTTCGACGCGTCGTACACCGTGAAGGTCAAAGCGCTGTGGGTCTGCGTGTCGGCGGCGACCCACGCGCTGGCCGTCGCGTGCAGCAGCTTGATCGGCCGGCCGGTGACTGTTCCCGTGTCGCGCACCTGCAGCAGCGCCACGGTGTAATCGTCGCTATCCGCCCGATACACGCCGGCGACCGAATCCGGCTCGTTGATGTCGCCGCCGGCGTAGTCGCCGACCGTAGTCACCCACGTGTTCGCCACCTCGTTATAGCGCCACAGCAGCAGATGGTAAGTCTCCGGCGCGCCGTCCTGATCGTACGCGATGGCCACCCCACCCCGCTGCGTCACCGCGCTCGAAATCCCGCCGATGGCCACCGACGTGCTGGTGATGGCGCCGGCGTACGCCGCCGTGTCCGTGCTCCCCGACCACGTCGCCCCGTCATCATCCGAATAGCGCCACCGCACCTCGTTCGACGCCAGCCAGGCCACCACCACCCGCCCCACCGCCCGGAAGATGCACACCCGCGTCGACGCCCCCACCCCGCTCACCAGCGCCTGCCACTGATACCAATTGCCGACCGTGCCCGGGTCCGTAATGCGCATGAACCGAATCGTGCCGCCATCGTTGCACACCCGAACGATCGCCGTCCCCGTGCTCACCGCGTCCCCGTCCCGCGTCGTCGGAGCAATCCGCACCGCGTGCGCCGCGAACGCCGGCCAGCCGTTGCTCGTCAGCGTCGCCGTCACACTCGGCTGAATGTGCTTCGCCCGCTGCGCCGTCGTGAGTGTCGCCGTCAGAGTCTTCACTAATTACCAATCCCCAATTACTGGCGCGGCACGCGCCCTCTGCGCTGCACCGGCAGCGCCACGTACCCCCCCGCCGCCCGCGCTCGGATCCGATTCAGCCCCGCCCGAAACTCGTTCAGCCGCCGAAAGGCAAACCCCGCGGTTTGCTTATACGAATCATCCTCGGCGCTGACCGTCTCACGCAGCGCGCTCGCCCGGGCGCTCGCCGCATACCCCGAGCTGCCCGTGACCAACATCTGCGAGTGCTCGCCCGGCAGCGTCGTGCTCGCCGCCGCGTCGAGGCCCTCGACCGTCTGCGCCCGCGCGAACCAGACGCGCGCCACGTCGCTCGCCGCCGGCTCCGGATCGTCGGCAATGTACAAGATGTTGCCCGGCCACAGCTCGAAGCCGGCGCGCCACTTCGGCGGATGCTCCGGGTCGCTCGCCGTGTACGGCAGCCACACCCGCAGCACCCGAATCAGCCGCGCGAACGTCGACGCCGACAGCGCCGCCTCGCGCGACGCGCTGGCGAACGTATGCGTCGCAATCGCCTGATCCGGATTCACGTCGTTATAGTCCTCCAGCGCCTGGCGCAAGGCCTGGTCGAGCGTGTCGTCCTCCCACGTCGCCACCCCCAAATCCGCCAGCTCGAGCCGCAGTCGCTCCCGATACTCACCCGCGTCCATCCGCACTCCTCTCCGTGTGCATCCGTGTTATCCGTGGTTAGAAAGCCTCCAAGACGCGAATCACGAAGTTCGCCCCCGTCGGGTACGAGGCAATCCGCCCCGCCCCATCCGTGACCCAAAAGAACGCGTTGTAATGACCCTCGACCAGCGCGAACTCAGCCGCGCCCGGGTAAAACGTCACCTTGCCCTCAGTCGCATCCGTGATCGCCAGCTTCGTCGGGTTCGTCACCGTATCGTAATCCACCGACGGCGCCAGGTCCCCCGCCCGCAGCCGTATTTCCACGGACGTGACCCCCGACAAATCCACCGCCTCCCCGTCCGCCGTCAGCTGAAATTCGATCGGCTCGGTGCTCCCCACCCGCCACGTCCACGTCGAATAAGGCGCCGTCATGTCCGTGCCCTTTGAAGTTTGAATTTTGAAGTTTGAAGTTTACTCCGTCGTTCCATCCCGCACGCCCTTGTAGGTAGTGACGACTTTAGTCGTCTTCAATCCGCTCGTCACCACCGCCCCCTTGATCGCGCTCGTCACCCGCACCAGCCCGATCGTGAACCCCGGCAGCCCGCCGCGCAGATTCGGCCCCATCGTCCAGTTATGCAGTGTGTCGTCGCTCCGGAACTCCGCCTCCGCCAGCACCAGCAGCGCGCCCGGCATGAAGTCCTCGGGCAGCACATCGTCGGGGACCTGCCAGGCCTGCCAGTTGTGCTCGGTGTCATCCGACTCAAACAGATCGGTGATCGTGCACGCCGGTATCGGCGGCTCTTCGACCAGGTCTTCCGTCGCCGCCGAAAACCACTCCAGCGCTTCCGTGGCGACCGCTTCGCTCTCCTCGAAGACCGAGGCCGACAGCGGCGGATCCTCGACGTCCTCCGGCGTGAGCCAGTGCGTCCACTGGTGCAGCGTATCGTCGAAGTCCGCTCCCGCCTCGTCGAGCAAAGGCAGGGGCTGAAAGTCCTCGACGTCGTCCGGCGTCAGCCAGAGCGTATACCCGTGCACCTCCGTGTCATCCGTGACCCGATCCGTTTCATTCCCAAGATCCGCTGTTGCCGGCGGCATCTCCTCAACGACCACATCCGCCGGCGTGAGCCAGAAGACCCACTCGTGCAGCGTGTCGTCAAAAGCCACTTCCGATTCAACGATCTCCGACAGAATTGCAGGATCCGCGGCCGCCGCAGATGGTGCAATCGCCAGCAGCACCCCCGCCAACCGACGTGTCCCTCCGGTCTTCGTTGCCGTCCGCGAGTAATTCTGTTGAGCAGTCACTGCCTCGTCTGAAGCGGCAATCAGCACAAACGAAGGTGCCCAAACCTCATCATACCGTTCCTGCAAAGCTCCATCCCACGTCCACGTGGCATTGGCCGAGTCGTCTTGACAGGCAAAGAAGATCAATAGGCAATTGTCCACCGTCGTCGTCACGTTGTTCGTGATCGCCGACGCCGTGGCGGTCAGCAGTTGTATGTGCTGAGCGTTGATCGGCGTGGTCGGATGCGCACCCGATATGCGGATGATCCCACCCGACATGTCGTTGTCGATGGTCGAAGTGAAGGTGTAATTCGCAGGCTCCGACGCGCCCGCGATTTTCCACCACACGCCGATGTTATGATCGGCGTTGTTGCCGACGCCGATTTGCGTCCAGCCGCTAGGCTGTCCACCGTCTAAGGTACTCTGACTACCTGTGCCGTGCACGATCTGAGCGACGAGCAGATCGCCTTCGGCTGTGCCGCTCGGCTTATCGATCGTTATCGTCGTGCCCGACCCTTCGACTGTGCCGTTGGTCGCATGAGATTGATAAGCAGGCATCGCCTAAAACCGCCTAGAACCCAAACAGGGGCAGGCCCGACCCGCGCCTGCCCCTATCCGCCGAATTCTCCCGATCCGCTGTTTGTTACGGCTCGTCCCACTGCAGCGTGCCACTCACCGCCGACGTGCCAAACCCCGACCGCAGCGACAGATTCGCCGCATTCCGGATCTCGATCATCGCGCGCGGGTCCGTGGTCTGCCACCGGTTGATGCCGCCGTTGGCATTCACCCCCAGGCGCATCACGATGTCGTCGATCGTCGGCTGCGCCGACCAGGTAGTGTTCACAACCCCGGCCGCCGCCGCCTGCTCGCCGCTCAGCGGCTCCGGCGTGATCGCGCCGCCGCCCGTCGTTCCGCCCGAGGAGCGCGCCACGATCACCTCGTTCGCCGCGCTCGCCGTTCCCATCCCGGCAAACTCCACCAGGTACACCTCACACCGCCGCGCCGACAGAGACACCAGCGTCATGAAGTCAGCCGTGGTGGAAAGAGCCGTGTTACTCCGTGTTGCAGCCCAGCGTCCCATGTCTCTACCCCTTTCCCTTCATCAGCGCGCCGGGCATCGGCAGCCCCAACCGGCCCAGGCTATCCGCCAGGTCGCCGAGAAGATCCGCCTCCACCGCCGCCCAGGCCACCCCGGCCAGCCAGTCCAGCCCGGCCAGGTTGCCGGCCAGCTTCGCCACCGTGAACACCGCCAGATTCGGCAGCAGCTTCTGCAGCACGAAACTCTTGACGTGCGCCAGGTCGAGCGCATTCGTCTTGAGCGCCGCTGCCAGCGCCGCCACCAGGTTGATCAGCACATGCCCGACGATAATCTTCGCAAACGGATCCTCGAGCACGAGCCGCAGTTGGTTCAACAGCTCATCCATTGTCACCCTCGCTCTCGGCGGATGATCCATCCGCCGACTCCAGGCGAGCGGAGATCGCCGGCACGCGCACCGGCCATCCCCACCCGCCACTGATTACTGATCACTGATTACTGATCACTATCGGCCTTCAGCCCGTCCAGCAGCGACCGGGTCTTCGCCGGCTGCGCATTGCTCGGCCGGAACGGCGTCGCCGCCTCCGGATACCACAGCTTGCGCCCGTCGCCGACGATCAGCTTCACCACGCCAGGCTTCGGGTAGATCGCCCGCAGCACCGCGTCGAGCCTGTAGTGCCGCAGCGCATCCGCCAGCAGCTTCGCCCGCTCACCCTCCGGCGCCGGCTCCTCAGGCGCAGGCCGAAACCCGCGCTCTTCCAGGACCGCGCCCAAGTCCGGCGCTTCGACCGAATCGACCGCTTTCTTTGCCATGCTCCCCTCCGATCCGGGAATTCACCCGATCCGTTGTTAGTTGCTCTTGTCCTTGGCCGTGCAGCGCAGCGTCACAGTAACCCCGGTACCCGCTGTCATGATGTCGACGCTGGCGCGGATGTACGTACCAGTGATCGGGAACGAAAGGTAGTCCACTCCATCCGCCTGGCGTCCGGGAAACACCATCCCGTCGACCCAGTTGCTGTTGTCCGGGCTGTGCGCCATAGTAGTTGTCACGCGCTGGGCCGTGCCGATGTCGACGATCTGGTAGCAGTCCGCCACGCCGTAGTCGGCGATGACCCTGCCTGTCCCCGTCGCGTCCGCAGTGATACTCACCGTGGCCGAGTGCAGCAGATAGTCCGCCCACCCGCCAACCGCCTGCGAAGCAGGCACGGCAGCCGGCTCCGCAACAGGCGCGGCCACCACCGCCAGCGTGATGCTCATGCCGATCGCCAGCGCCAGCACGAACACCGCCGCCACATTGATCAGTCTCTTCACCGTGCTCATCGTCCTTTTCTCCTGTGCGTTGTGTAGGGGCAGGGCTTGCCCCTGCCCTATCCGTGCATCCGTGTCAGAAATCCGCGTCGTGCTCCGTGCTTACAGCTGACTCAACACGGCGCTGCGAAAGTCGATCGCGCCGACCGCGTAGAACCACCGCACCTTGATCGGCAGCGCGTCCTGGTAGAACAGCAGGAAGCTGCTCGGGTCGGCGGCGTTGATGATCTCCGGCATCTCGCCGAAGCGGAAGCCCGCGCCCACCGACGGCGCGAGATCCGGGTTGGCCAGCGCCACCCAGTCGTTCGTGTCCGTGAAGTCCGGGCACACCAGCACCGGCCCGGCGCTGTCCTTCGCGCCGCCGGCCGCCGCGTCCATCGGCGCCACGTTGATGTCGTTCAGGTTGCCACCGGGTTCCTTGTCGCCGAAGAACAGCTGGATCGCCCGCCTGCGCTTCTGTACCGGCACGATCACCCGGTCCGGCAGCACGGCCAGGCGCTTGCTGCTGTTGAACTCCGTCGCCGTGTACATCGCGATCCCTGCCTGCTCCCAGCCGGCCGGGTCCAGGTCGTAGGCGATCAGGTTGCCGCGCGTGGTCGAGAACATCGCCGCGCTGTCTTCGTTCAGCGTCGGGTTGCTCGTGAACACCGTGGCCACCGCCAGGCTGATGGTGCGGATCGCCGAGGTCGCCAGCGCCTCCGGAACCGCGCGCCACCCGGCCACGTCGTCCTTGTCGATCATCTCCAGCGTCAGGCTCGTGTAGCCGCCCTTCTTCAGAAAGTCGATGTACTCCCGCTTGTCGTTCCAGGTCAGCTCGGTGTACACCCCACCGTCCGCCACCGTCGGCAGATCGCCGAAGCCACCGGCCACGATCCAGCTCGTGCGCTGCAGTGTCGGGAAGTCGCGGATCGCCACCGCCCGCCGCCACCAGGTATAACCCGCAGCCGCCAGCCGATTCCACTGCGCCAGCATCAGCTTGTTCTGCAGGTTCGCCGTCAGCTCGGCCATCACCGCAGCCGTGTTCGGACTCGTGGCGCCCGAGACCGCAAAGCGCACGTACTCCGGACGGAAGATCCCGCGCATGTCGACGTCCCCGGTCAGGCCCGTGTACAACTCGGCCAGGCCACGCAGACGCGGCACGTCGGCGAACTGCGACGCCACCGGCAGCCCCATCAGCCGCTCGTAGGCCGCCTCCAGACGCTCCCGGCTCGACCACATGCCTTGCACGCTCGGCCGCCCGTCGTGCGCCGGCTGACCCATGCCCTGGATCGCCCCGCCGGCCGCGAACGACGCGGCCGCACTGCGCACCGACGCAATCTCCCGCTCCAGATCGGCCGGCTCGAACACGCGCACCGCCCCGTCCGACGTGGTGAAGCGATCGCGCACGATCGCCGCGAACTGCGCCGGCAGCCCGGCGTTGCTCAGGCTCAGATCCAGCAGCGCCCTACACTGCTCGCGCTGCAAAGCCACACTCAGCGCGTCCGGTGTAGCCACAACCGACACCGGCACCGTAGTTTCCTCTTCGTTTTCCATCTCACCTGCTCCTTGCCTTGAATTGAGAACCTTGTGCACACCCCCACCTGCGGCGGGACGGTAGACGATGTCTACCGACGCGACTTCCCGGATCGAACTGACAACGCGCTTGCCGTCTTGCACATCCCACGTGAGCCAGGCCAGAGCGGACAGGCCCACGTCGGGCGGCTTCAGGCCCGCCTCTTGCATCTCGATCACAGTGTCCAGCAGTTCAACCGCCGGCTTGGCGGCAGAGATGTCCATCATGTGTAGCTCGGCGTCGACGCGCCGATCGGCCGGGTTCCAGTGCACGTCCCGATAGACGCCCACCAGGCGGCTGGCACGCAGCCCCCCGAAAAGGTCCGGATGATCGAACAGCGCGCCCACATCGCTGAATCTCGGCGCCGCGTCGATCAGAACCTGATCCGGCAGCACGATCGGGGGATCGTGCTTCGTCTCGCCCGCCTCCATCTGCGTAACCCCATACACCCGCGCCACCCCCGCCGGCAGCTCTTTCGCCGAGCGCGCCAGGCGGATCGGTATCGCAAACCGGAACTCCTCAGCCTTCATCGTCTTCTGTTTCTTGCTCATCGTCGCTCTCTCCCCGATCCGTCGATTCGCCCGATCCGTTGTTCTTCTTCTCCGCGCGCGCCTTCGCCTCCGCCACGATCTGCTTGATCTCGCTATCCGGCAGGTCCTCGCCCGCGAACTTGTAGATCATCCGAATCGTGCGCTCGTCTCGATCCAACCCCGCCTCCAGCACCTTCGCAAACGCCTCGGCAATGTCCCGCGCCGCCACCGCCAGCGCCTGGTTGTCGCTGCGCCGCACATCCGCCACGTCCGTGGAAATGCCCGGGTCCGCGTAGCGCCGGATGGCGCCTTGCGCCGCCGCCAGCGTGTAGGCGATGCGGCACGTCTCTTCGATGCGCTTGCGCACGTAGCCCTGGCGCGTCTCGTAGTGGCGGTACGACACGTCGGTCATGTTCGTGCTGGTGGCTTCGGTGTTGCCTTCCCCCGGATCGCCCAACCAGAAATTCGGCACGTTCCCGCCGACGGCCACCATGCTCTTCAGCGCGAAGCCGTCCGCTTTGGCGTCGTCCGCGCCAATCTTCGGCTGTCTCACTTCGTGCTTCTCGCTGGCGCTGTGCACCACGACCGAGCCATCCGCCGGAGGATTCTTGTAGCGCTGCTGCGCGTCCGGTACGTCGGCCGCATTCTCAACGGCAACCTCGTAGTAGAACTTGCTGAGCGCCGCGTTACGTTCCACCCGGTCTTCGAGCCAATCGCTGTAGAACGCCAGCCAGGGTAGCGCCGTCGCCAGATCGCCATCCCCGCGCGTCGCACCCAGCGGCTTGTTCACCGCGAACTGCCCGGCGAAGCTCTGCCCGGGCTCCGCCGTCAGCAGCGTCGGCCACCATACCAATTCGATCTGGCCCGGCACGCGCTGCCCGACCCCCGTCACCTGCTCGTAATCGTTCGCCCGCCACTTCAGGCCCTCGACCTGCACCGCGGCCAGCGCGCGAACAAACACCATCCCGTCGACTTCGTTCTGATGAAAGGTCGGGAACACCTCGCCATCCGTCGTCAGCGCGTCGATCCACACCGGCCAGCGTTCCCCCATGTTGTTCAATTCGTGATTCCAGAAGCGGTCGAGCCACTTCTGTACCGCGTTGATGCGCGACGTGGGCCGGATCCCATTCCCCCACACGTGATCCCGCGTCAAATTCACGATGCGCCGCGCCAGCGGATTCGTGCGCCAGGCGGCCAGAGCATCCGTCAGGTTCTCGTGCCGCTGGAACCACGGCCGATCCTTCGTCGCGTCGTACGTGCTCGCCCAGCCCGCCCGGCTCGTCGACTTGCCCTGCGAGTCCTCGCCGAGGAAATCGCGCAGCGTCGCGTCGATCGCCATCCGCGACGTCGCAATCCGCCACGCCAGCGCCATCCGCCGGCTGAAAGTCAAAGCGTAAGGATTCCGTGCCATCACGTTTTACGTTTCACGTTTTAGTACTTGCCCCTACGCCGGCTCACCCTCTTCTCCACCTGCACCACCGCACCAAAATACTCGGTGGGTTTGGGTTGTTTGTCGAGCACCGCCGTGAACGCCGCGCTGATCAACAGATCGTCGTGCCCGCGCGCCACCAGCCCGTCGTACGCCGGCGGCTCGGTGACGCCCCATCGCAAGCGCTGCCCGGGCCCGTCCAAGACTTCGTACTGGCACTTGTCAACCTCATACCAAAATTGCCGGTACTCCGCCGACTGATCGTCCGCGTGGTCCTTGAACCGGCCCGTCTCGATTACCCCGACGAAGTCCCACCCCAGATCCGACTTGCTCGCCGACGAGAACTCGAACCGGACAACCCGCTCGCTCCATCTCGCCTCAAGGAACGAAGCCAGGCCCGCCCCGACCCCCGTCGCGTCCACCACCAGCCAGCGCGCAGACCAGTGTGCCACCAGCGCATTGATCCGCTCGTAAAGCGCCGTTTGCGGAACGCCCAGAAACAAACTCCGATCCCGAACCAAATAACTCCACTGATCGCCTGGCCCCATCTCGACCACCGTGATAGCGGTGGCATCTCGCTTCTTATTAGCCAGTTGATCGCGCTCCAGTACCTCAGCCGACCCGCGCTGTTCCTCATCCTCGCCTGCGACGTCCACGAGCAGCGCGTACTGCTTCCCCGGCTCCGGAGCGCGGCGCCGCTCGTGCGTCCCGCGCATGAGCGCCTGGCGGGCATCGGGAAACAAGCCGCCTTCATGATCGATCTCCTTCAAGTCGTACTGCGTCACGATGAGCGGATGCCGCGCCCCCAGCCGCTCGCGCCGATCGGCCACGTGCGCCGCGTACGCCGGCACGTACTGGGCGACCACATCCGCGGGATACTCGAAATAGCGCCGCACCCCATCTTTCGCCTGTTGTCGCAGCGCCGCTTGTTTGGCCTGATAAAGCAGCGTGTTTGTCGTCCAGGCCGTGCCCCACAGAACGCTCGTCGCGTTTGTGGAGGCCTTCATCGGCTCGAAGTCTTTGTCCCACTTGCTCGCCTTGATGTCTTGCGCCTCGTCGCCCTCGAGCAGCAGATCAGCCGTCGCCCCCACCGTGCTCGCCCGAGGCTCAGCCGAAAAGAACATCGCCCGCGCTTCACCCACCTCGACGATGTAGCCGCTTCGATGTCTCACCCGGCCCGCGTGCCAGGGCGTCTTGAGCCGGTCCTTCAGTCTCTGCAGGCTGTTCAGCGTCTGCGGCTTGAACGTCGGCGACGCCTTCACAATCTGCCCGCCAACGCGCTGGAAGATCGTCAGCAGATACGCCTCCAACTGCGCGCTCAGCTCGTTCTTCCCCGCCTGCCGGCTCATCTCGACGACAAAAGTCCGACCGTGTCCACCGACGATGCTGCTTACGATAGCCTCGGCCGGTTCCACCTGATACGCGCGCAATTCGCGCCGCGTGACGTAACGGCTGTACGCGCCGATGTTGGACAGCGCGAGCCGGGTTGCCTGTACGAGTGGGTCGATTGCGTCCCTCACGCATCCCTAGCGCCCCTAGGTCTCATCCGTGACATCCGTGTCATCCGTGGTTAGGTATCGTGCTCCAAGTCGCTGATCGTGCTGCGCGCCGCCTTCAACTCCGCTTCCAATTCGTCGATGCGCCGCGCCAGCGTCGGCACCACCCCCGCCTTCTTCTTCTCCTCCTTCAACTCCGCTTCCGCCTCCGCCAGCTTCGTCTGCAGCGACACCACCAGCGACGAGAACCCGTTAACCAGCGTGTGCGCCGCTTCGGCCTCCACCTGCTTCGTCTCCGCCACCAGCTTCGGCCGCGCGCTGCGCGCCACATAGATCGTCCCGGCCAGGATCACCAGCTGAATGAAGATCGGAACGTAAGGCGCCAGCTCAATCATCCGTGTCCATCCGTGTCATCCGTGGTTCACAGCTGCATCCCCAGGTCCCGCGACATCATGTCCAGCACCTGGTTTAGAGCCCCCGTCAGCTCCCGGCCCAGATCCCCCTGCCCCCGGTACGCCAGCAGCCGGCCCAAGGTCGCCGTGTTCTGCCGGAACAGCTCGAACGCCGAGAGCTTGCGCGACTCGAGCGACACGCGCGACTCGTCGTCCGGCGCTTGGCTATGGCTCAGCCCGGCAATGTAAGCGCTCAGGTCCTTCTGCTTGGCATACAGCTCGAGGATTAGATCGTCTAAGGTGGGAATCGGCGCCGGCGCACCTGACACCCGTGCACCTGACACCAACAACGAAGCTGAGGCCGGCAGAGAAAAACCGGCCTCATCTGGAGGAGAACCGGCGACGTGGGCGCCATCGCCGGCGATTACAGCCTCGGGTGCACTGTGCGCCAACTTACGGGCGTAAAAACCGTGTCGGCGGGCGTTGCTGTTGCCCTTTGGCGCGCCGCGCCCCCGCTTGCTGTTGTTGGAAGATTGCATGGGCCGCCCTGTAGACCCGGCATCCCTATGCCGGTAGACCGGCTATGCCGGTAGTAATGAGCCGCCCAAGCTCGACACGATCCTAGAACAACCGTGCTCTCAAGTCAATGACAAAACCGTTACAGACCGAGCAAAAGACACGCTTCTTCCAGAAAGCACACGCAACCCTAACAAATCAAAACCGCACGTAAACCCGGAAACAAAAAGAGACCGGACGAAGGAGGCACTTCTCTTCGCCCGGCTCACATGTCGGACCAACGCCCGCCGACAAGGCTAATTATAGAACGTCCGTTCAAACAGCACAACTCGCAGGAACGGCATCCCCATGCCGTTCCCTCAGCGCCTCAGCCCTCCCCATCCTTCGGCGCACGCCGCAGCACGTGCGCCAGCGTCGTCGCATCCGCCTGCGCCCCGCGCACCACCCGAAAAACAGTAATCTTCGTGTGCGCCAGCCCCTCGTTCCCCGGCCGCACGAATTCTCTCCCACCCCGCTCCCAACCGATCGTCGCGTCCACCACCTGGCCCCGCAGCCCGGCCAGGTCCAGACCCTCGCGCGTCACCAGGATACACCGATACGGCGCCACCGCGCAGTAATAGCGCCTCGTCGCCCCATACTCGCTCGACTCGGTGCGCCACACAAACAGGCGCACCGTCGACTCGTTCACCAACATAAGCATGCCCACCTCCTACCCCGCCGCAAGCCGCCGAAACAGCGCCAGCCGATCCTCCTCGTGCGACCGCAGATACAGCCGGCACACCAGCCGCGTCAGATCATCCAGCGGCGCCAGCGACCCGCCGGCCAGCGCCACATCGTCCAACGCACACGACGCCTCGCCCGACGCGCGCACCACCAGCGCCGCGCACGTCGCGCAGCACTGCGGCTGCGCCCGCTCCAGCTTCAACAATCGCCGATGAAGATTCGCCATGGCCACTACTCCACTACTCCGACCCGCTCCATCCAACCAATTCGCCACTCCCCCGCCCGTTTCCCCCCGTAGTAGCAGCCCCCGTAGTAGCGGCATCCCCATGCCGCGCCTCTGCCTCCAACCACTCGATAGCCTCCTCGATCTTCCGCACGTACGACCCTCCGTACTGCGGATAGCCGGCCACCAGCGCCAGCCGCCGCCGGCTCGCCCCGCCCCGCCAGGCCTCCCGGATACGCTCCGCGATCGCCGCCACCTCTGCCCCCTCCCCTGACATTCGGGGGAGGGCTGGAGTGGATGCCTCCTCATTTCCACGGACATCATGCACCAGCGCATCAAGCAGCCAGCGCAAGTCCCGCAGCGCCCGATCCACCCGCGCATCCTGCGGCACGATGAGCCAGGCCCCATCCGGAGAGGTGGCCCGCGCCGCATCCAGCGACCGCCCGTCGAGCATCGCCGCCACCAGCCGGCCGAACTCCGACGCGCTGATCCAAATGTTGGCACCCTGCGTCGCCAGCGACACGCCCACCACGTGCCCCACGATCACCGTCATCATTTCGCCCGCCTGCCTTTCAGCCGCATCAGCACGTCCACGCCCAGCACCTCCGCCTGTTCCGCCTCACACAGGCCAAACTTGCGGCACAGCACCAACAGGAACATCCCCACGTCGGCGAACAACTCATCGACCGGCGCGTCCGTCTTCGTCACGAACTCCTCACGCAGCTCGCGCAGCGCGCGCACCACGTCGTGCGACATCACCATCCGCGTGCCCTGAAAAATCATCATGGTTCCTCCCCATGAGGTAGGGGCAGGCCTTGCGCCTGCCCTCTCCTCCAGTCCAGTCGCGCAGGACGGTTGCGTTCAGCGGCCGAGGCCGCGTCTGGTGGCCACCGCTTCTTCCTGCATCAGTTCCAGTGGTTACGCTTCCTCCGTGTCCTTTTCCCCGGTATGTCCCTCGACGACACCCGCTATCAAGGTGAGTCAGGTATGGGCCGGATACGACCGTCGTCCGCTTCGTCCCGCTGCCGGCGCGACCGGCAGACCTTCAACCTGCGTAGGGGCCACGAGACGGCTTTCAATCCGCTTCATTCACCCGATCCGCTGTCCCAAAACACACACCGGCCTGGCAACGCCCAACCGCCAGGCCGGTGAGGGGCTTGCCTCATCGCATATAATGAGACAAGCCCGCGCGCCGGTCTCGTCGGCGTTCGGGTCAGGCCGGCGCAGTGTTCCCGCACTGCGCCGGCCGCTATCCGTGAAGTCAACCGTACATCGGCACGATCACCGGCTTCGCCAGCTTCCACGTCCCCATCTGCCAGACGATCCAGTGCGTCCCGCAGTCCGGGCAGATTACGTAACGCGGCGACTGCTCGAGCGCGTCAGCTTCCTTCAGCGTCGTGGCCGGCCCGTCCTCGTGCTCACACCGCCACTCGCCGCGAACCACCCGCTTGTCTTCTGTCACGCTCGCCTCCTGCTCGTCGTCGAACTCCTCGCACTCGTGCGTGCAATCGTCCGGCGCCTCGAGCCACGTATCCTCCACGTCGCAGTCACACGCCTGCCCGCAGCCCTTCCCACAGTCGTGCATGCCCGCCTCCTATCCGTGCAATCCGTGCCATCCGTGGTTAAAACAACTTCGGCTGCTCCCCCACCGGCCAGCTCAACAACACCAGCTGCTCCCCGGTCTCCGCGTCGAATCGCATATGGCGCCCGGGCTCCGCAAAGCCCAGGCCCTTCACCGCGTTCACGATCACCTCAACCTCGTCGTCGATCGGATACCGTTCCGTCCCGTTCCCGACCGTCAGCCGCAGATAGTGCGTCCCGTTCGACTGCCGGTGCTTCAAGGTCATCTTCCCATACACCAGCCGATTCGGGCTGTACCCGATCAGACCCTGCATCGTCCCTGCGTCCAGCGTCTTACTCTCCATTGTCGTCAACCTCGCTCTCTTCCCCCTGCCCCCGACTGCGCTCCAGAAACTCCACCCACTCTTCCCCCACATCCATGCCCATCGAAAAGCGCGGCCCACCCAGAGCCTTGATGCGCCTGAGAAGAGTCTCGTGCTCCCGATGCCAGCGCCGCCAGTCCGGATCGTCCTTCTTCACCCGGTAAGCAAAGCTCGGCGGCGGCACGTTCTGCTCAAGCCGGCGCGCCACGAACGAGGGGAACCTGATCGACTCCCCCAACGGCGAGCGCACGTACGCAATCCACAGCAGCGCCTGCAGCTCCACGCTGTCCGGCGCGTCCCCATCGCTGAGGGCGGCCTGAATCGCGCCCCGGGCGTCACCGGGTGGACAGCCATGCGTCATCAGGATCCCCGCCAGGCGCTCCAGGTCAGGGTGACGCTGGATCGGTTTAACCGATCTAGCACCATCTGTCAGTGGTAGTGGTAGTGTTTCTCCCTCTGTAGGTAAAAGACTACTACTACTACCAGAGACAAGATCGGTTAAACCGATCTTCTTAGTTCTGTCCCAGAATTCCAACTGACTTACAACCGAATCCGTCAGCCGGATTCCCCGCCCGCCCGGACCCAGGCATGCCACCCCCACCGCCGGCAGAACCTGCCGGGCCGCCGCGATCGTCTCCTCGTCACACCCAGTCAGCGCCATCAGCTCCTCGACCGACCACCAATCCGGATGCTCCTGCTTCAACAGCACCATCACCACGAAACACGCCAGCGGCCCGACCTGCGCCCGGCCCGATGTTCCACGCGTCAACGCACGCATCAGCAGCCCCACGTACGATCGGTTGTCCACAGCTTGACGCCTGTGCTATACTATGGACACCAGTCGTCGTGACTGCTCTGTGTCGGTGGGCACGCGCCCGGGGGAGGGCGCGTGCTCGTTTTTTTCTGTTGGTTCCCTCATCGTTTCCGCTCCTTCTTCCTTTTATAGTCCTCACTTCTGCAAGCCCTGGCGTGATACTTCTGACTAGGCGAGTTTGGCACAAACTCAATCCGGCAGCCGGCCAGAGCGCACCTGCGCGCTTCGCCGGTGACCAGCGCGCCGGCGATGTCGTTCATCGCAAGCACTTCGACCGGCCTGGCCCGAGCCCATACCTCATCGACGCCGTCAATCATCGCTCCCAGGATAAGCGCAGCACGGGCCAGCTTCCCCGTGATCGGCTTCTTGCCCACCTCCAACTGCCGCACGTACTCCCTGCTGAAGCCGGTCCCCACGTTTGGCTTCAGCGTCCGCCGAAGCGTCACGCCAAACTGCGCCAGGCTCTGACCATACTCAGCACGAATCGCCCTCAACTGCTCAGGCGTGACGTTTGGCGCCTGTTCGAGCCGTGTGTCGTTTTTTCTCATCGCGTCGAAAGTTGACACCGAGTTGACAGCGTTACGGGCATTCTAGCGTTGCCCCCTCGCCTTCTTCCGCACGTCTTCCAGCCACGCAACCACGCTCACAAACTCACTCCCCGACAGCGCATCAATGGTGGCCTCGATCGCGTCGAGCATGTCCGGCGCCGCCGCGAACAACAGCCCGTAGCGCCTGGACTCCTCCTCGCCGAACGTGTTGATCGCGGCCACCATGTTGCCGGCCGCGTCCTGGATCGTGCCCGGAAATCCCGTGCCTGGCACGTAGTAAAGTGCGTCCATCGGTTTCCTCCTGTAGGGGCACGGCGGGCGCGCGCCCGCCG